AATCTATGACTCGGTTAAAGTTTTAGGCATGAGAGATAAAGAGATTGCTAAAGAGTTTGGCGAACGAGGAGCAGGAGGTTTGTATACATTCATTAGAAAAAATAGATTCAAACCGTTCACTATTTCTGACAACATGGTTTATGTTTATGCTCAGCTAGCTAAGGAAAAAGGCATTCCTAATGTCCTAACGAAGAAGGTTCAAAAAAGAATCAACAGAATCATTAAAAAACTTTATAAACAAAGACTGAATCAACCCTTCAACATCGATGTAAAAGACTATGTCTCTGAAGTAGTGACAGGCACAGACACGAAAACAGCACAGGCACCACTTCCTAAAACACCAATGCCTAAGGTAAGAATGCCACCACAAATTAACCAACAAACAGGGTTGACACGGACTGAAGCTGCGTTATTGTCACCGTCTGAACAACAGATTGCAAGGACAACATGACCCCCAAGACTATAAGAGAAAATATTATTAGTTTGCAAGGACACATCACAGGTCTCAAGAAAGATGTGGCTAGTATAAAGAATAACCATTTGAAACATATGAGTTTACATATTCGTGACTTGGGTGGCAAGATAGACAAAATCTATTGGGTTCTTTTAGCTGTGGTGGGGACCATAGCCTTACAATTGTTCCAGAATTATCTGGCATAATCTATGCAACTATCAAAAAATTTTAACTTAGTAGAGTTGACTAAGTCTCAAACGGCTGAGAGAAAAGGCATTCCTAATGATCCTAGTCCTGATCATCAGGAAAATCTAAGATTGCTCTGTGAGAGGGTCTTACAGCCAGTACGGGACCATTTTAACCACGTTGTAAGCGTTTCTTCAGGTTATCGCAGCCCTCAACTGTCACAAACGATTGGTAGCAGTATAGATTCACAACATTGCAAAGGGATGGCAGCCGATTTCGAAATCTATGGCACTCCTAACAACGAAGTCTTTAACTGGATCAAAAACAATCTCATGTACGATCAAATGATTCTTGAATACTGGAATCTTGATGAACCCAACTCGGGGTGGGTGCACGTGAGCTATAACCCCGATCAAGAAGAAAATATAAAGGAGAATCTCAGAGCATATAAAGACGAAGATAATAGAACTCGATATAAACCTATACTAGGAGACGCTTAATGAAATTCATATGGGAAAAATTAAAAGCAATTAAAGAAGGAGCTCTAGTTACTGTACCAAACAGGTATATGGGACTCATTTTATTATTAATGCTGCTTGCAATCTGGTATAAATAAACTATGTCGAAAGAAATAATTTATATTGTTTCTTTGAAAAAACAATTAAAACCCATTGAAAGTGACTTAATAAACGAATGCATTAATCAAAGACCCGCTGTAATGCGTAAAGGTGACTTCAATTTTCTTATCGATAGCAAACATACTCAATATTTGTACCATCTTTTTTTAAAAGAATCTAAAAAACTCTTAAAGATGTTTAGTTTAAAAGATAAAAATTTTAAAACGTGGTGCAGTGTTAGTGATGACAAATTTAATATCACATGTTGGCATAATCATATTAAGTCTTCCACTATTAATGGTGTTCTTTATTTGCAATTGACCAGAAAAGAAGAGGGTATTGATTTTTTAATCAATCAAAAAATACAGAACTATCTTCCAAAACCATTTGATTTATTTATTTTTCCTAATTACTTGGATCATTATCCACGTGTATCTAAAACAAAGGAAAAAAGAATTAGTCTCAACTTTGAACTACAGTGTAAGGAAGAAGCTATAAATATTTTTAATTAATTCTACTTGTAATTTATTTAAAATAATATATATAGAGTATATGGGTGCTTTAAAGGCCCATTTTATTAACTGTCTAACAAGGAGGTTAAATGACATTCGATAAATTACCATCAATCTTTAAACAACTTAGACCTGTCTCAATAGGGTTCGATACTCTTTTCGATCATTTCGAAAATTTTTTCGATGAGTACGAGAACGTTCGGTCTTCGCTCACAACTAATTTTCCTTTTTACAATATTGTAAAAAAAGAAAACAACAAGTTCGATATTGAAGTGGCTCTCGCAGGCTATGACAAGAAGGACATCGCTGTAGAATACGCAGACAATATATTAAGTATAAAATCTGTTAAGGAAACTAAATCCGATAAAGAAAAAGACGGAGTGATTCATCAAGGAATCGCCAAGAGATCTTTTTCAAAAGCGTTCACTGTTTCTGATGACGTAGAAATCAGAGGCGCAGAATTAAAACACGGATTATTAAAAATATCTTTGGAAAAAATAGTTCCTGAAGGCAAAAAACCGAAAACAATAACGGTTAAATAGTGGGAATCTTTTCCAGGGAATACAAATTTTATATTAAAGAAGTAGGAAACGAATCTATTCCTCTTGAAGATGTTATCGAACCTGCACTCGGAGGACCTAAATGGTATGCAAAGTTGTGCCCTTTTGTAGGAAAGAAAAAAAGAGCCATTGATCTTTATCCTCGACCTATTGCTAGGACAGCGCAAAGTTGTCCAGCTATGTTAGAGCTTTTTAAAAATTCCTTTATAATTAAATTTCCATGTGATGTAATTTTAGAAACTAAAGAAGATGGAAAATATTTTTGGCAAAAACCAAGTGCAACACAAGTATTAAGAATAGTGCATCATCCTGAAGAACAAGTTGAATTTCAGCCACCTTTATCTTCATTTATTATGATTAAATTTTGTCTTCCTTTTATGTTTTCAAGTCCTAACAATAAAGCATCTTTTATTGAATCTACCTACTGGAAAATTCAACCTTATAAAATAGCTCCAGGTATTTTAAATTTTAGGAACAATAAGTATGCTGTACCTCTTCATATTATAACTTTTTTTGAAAAAAAGAATAAAATTTATGAATTTAAAAAAGGAGATCCCATGGTTCTTCTTTACACTTTTCATAAATCTACTTTAGAAATAGATGAAAATTTAGATGACTCTTTTTCAAAAAATATTATAGGAAGAACTTTTTCTCACCGTTGGGGAAAATAAGGATTAGATATCTACATTTAAATTCATATTGTTAGACAACATGCGAAGCCCATCCTGTTACAATATACTTATATTCTGTTGGAGTCACTATTCCAACATGAGAATAAGGCCATGCTGCTGGCCATATAGCTACGGTTCCTTCTTCTGGCTTTAATTTTACTTTTTGTTGAGGAAAAAAGGTTCCTCCTTCATTTTTAATGGTGTTACAATAAAACATATACGCTAATATTCTCTTGCCATATCCATCATCCTCATGATGCTCAAGTTTATAGTACTGGTTAGGTTTATATTTTTGATAATTACATCTTTTGTCAATAGACCAGTATGGAATCTTTTCTATATAGGAATGTTTCTTCTTATATTTATTTAGACATATTACAAAATCTGCAAACCATTCTTGCTGGTAAGGATTACAACCAAACAAACCTTTATAAAAGGAATTTACTCTTGGATTAGAACCAACAGATAATTTAGTAGTATTTATTAATTTTACAATATTTTCACAATGTTGCTTTCTAATCGCCTTTTTAAAAACCATTATGTGATTCATATAAAAATTTTACTACGCCTCGCGCGTATATCCTACTAAATCCATGATCTAAGTTCTTCGCCCATGACTTCAGAGGCGATATTAATCTTTTTCCTAAGGGACTTGACGATTTTTTCATCAACCGTCTCTTCCGCGAGAATATCTATATAGGTTACAGGCTTATGCTGCCCGATTCGGTGAGCACGGTCCTCGGACTGTAATCGCTTCTCTAGGTCATATCCGTTAGAATAGTAAATAACCGTGTTTGCAGCCGTCAAAGTAATGCCATAGCCGCCCGTAGAAGGGGTTCCAACAAGAAACCGGCACCTAGGGTCGTCCTGAAATCTCTTAATATTAGGTTGTCTTTCATCTTGAGGCGTGAGTCCATAATAATCAACTACGGCCCCCGGACCATGGACCTTGGTAATTTCCTTAATAATGCTTTTAATGTCATATTGGTAATGAGCCCAAATAATAGCTTTGCCTTCTATTTCCTCTAGTACATCCATTAACTCATTTAATCGATTATTTTTAATCGTTTGAATAGTTCCATCATCAGCCGCAAAATGACCACAGGTAATTTGGTGAAGTCGCATAAGTTGTGTTAAAGCAGTCATGGTAGTTATAGTTTTACCTCTTAAAATTGCCAAGGCTTCTTTACGCATTTGTTCATATACTTGTTTTTGTTCCGAGGTTAATTCAATAATTCTTTTCATATAAATTTTATCAGGTAGGTCTAAACAATCTTCTTTTAGAACACGATAAGAAAAAGGTTTTAATTTTTCAGATAACTCATCTAAATGTTTAAATCCTGAAACCAGTTGAATGGAACGACCTGCAATATGAGCTGTTTTCATAATTGCATAACGTGTTCTAAATGAATAATAGGATTGATGATCTAAATGATAAGGATCTAAAAAATAACACTGACTAAATAAATCTAATGGATTTTTGGTAACAGGAGCACCTGTTAAAATTCTTCTATATTGAGATCTATCCGCAAGTTGAAGAATATTTCTAGTACGTTTAGCTTTAGGATTTTTAATAGTAGTGGATTCATCTATCACCATAAGAGTTTTATGAGAAAGCATAAATTTTCCCGCAAAATCAACACCTTTTTGAGTTGAAAAAGCTTCTACATTCATAATTAAAATATGTAGTTCTTCCCCTGTTTTAAATAAAGTCCCTAATTTTCTAGACTGTGATTTAGTTATATTGGCTTGCCATAATACTGTCACATTTTCTATATGATCCACTAAATGAGCTGGTAATTCTTGAGTATACCAGGTTCCAATCACCCCTTTAGGAGCAATGATTAATGCTCCATCAATTTTACCTTTATCATAGAGCATCATCATATTATCAATGAGTACTTTAGTTTTACCCGTACCCATTTCCATAAAATAAGCAAACGTTTCCCTGTTCCAAGACATTTCTAACGCCTTGAGCTGATGCGCATAGGGTTTTGTTTTAAACTTATATTTCATCTTTCTATTGACTTAATATATAGGATAGACTATATCTTTGTCAATGCCAGAAAGTATAGATTACAAAACCATGAAAACAACACCTTCTACCGTGTATGTTATTCAAGAAATTGCAGGAACCCGAAATGGACGACCTAAAATAAATATTATGGGGGCGGCTGAATTTGGAACATTTAAATTTTTACTTCCGGAACTATCTCAAATTATTTTTTCACCGGGTCCTTTAATTTTTAAATTAAGAAAAGGTTTACAAAATTATCGTCCTAAAGATTTCTTATTACTAACCGGAGATCCCGCTATTATTGGTGTTGCATGTTCTATAGTTTCAGACATGACAAATGGAAAATATAAATTACTCAAATGGGATAAACAAGAAAGAAAATATTATCCTATTGAAATTAACTTACATGAGAAAGGAACAATTGATGAGTAATATTAATTTTGAAAAAGACCAAGAAGAAATTTTAGATCGTACAGAGAATCTAACTTCTTTGGCTGATCAAGTTAAAGCCTTGAGAACTTTAGAAGATCAAATAAAAACTGATGAAGAATCATTAAAAGATAAGAAAAAAGAATTAGAACGAATTTCAGGAGAAGTTATCCCTATACTTTTAAGTGAAATGGGATTATCTTCTCTTAAACTTGCAGATGGATCTGCAGTTGACGTGAAACCGTATTATGCAGCCAACATCTCTTTAAAGAATAGAGAAGCGGCGTATAATTGGCTTCGTTCCAATGGCCTAGGTGATATCATTAAGAATGAAATCATCGTTTCCTTTGGAAGGGACGAAGATAACAAGGCGACAACATATGTTAACCTTGCGAAGGGTCAAGGGTATCAACCGACACAAAAGTTGAAGGTTGAGCCTATGACCCTGAAAGCGCTGGTCCGAGAGCGTATTGAAAATGGCAAAGATATGCCAACGGATATTTTTAACGTGTTCGTAGGAAACCGAACCAAAATAACAAGGAAACAATAAACATGAACAAAGAAACAAGTATCGCGAAACGCGAAAATGCAGGTGCAGTAGCTACAAATATGTTTGAAGCTGATGCAGGTGCTGGCTCTCAGAATATAACGCAGGAAGATCTTGCGTTGCCTTTTCTGAAAGTTTTAGGACAATTATCTCCGGAAGTTAATAAACAAAACGCTAAGTTTATTAATGGAGCAGAAGCTGGAATGATTGTAAATAGCGTAACCAAAGAACTTTATGATGGAAAAAAGGGTATAGATGTTATACCTGTCCATTATCAAAGACAATATGTCGAATGGCAGGACAGGGGAAAAACTGGAAATGCTCCTGTAGCAATCCATAAAGCAGACAGTGATATCATAAGTACAACTACTCGTGATAAGTCTTGGAAGGATAGATTACCAAACGGTAACTATTTGGAAAATACTGCTAATCACTTTGTGATTCTTTTAGGTAAAAGTCCATCAACAGCATTGATATCTATGAAGGCTACTCAATTAAAGATTAGTCGTAAATGGAATTCTTTGATGATGGGTCTTAAGCTACAAGGTAAAAACGGCTTATTCACACCGCCAACATATAGCCACATTTATAATCTAAAAACTGTTCAGATGTCTAATGACAAAGGAACATGGTTTGGTTGGGATGTATCTAAAGTTGGTCCAATCACAGATAAAAGTGTTTATCAGATTGCTAAAAACTTTGCTGAAAAAAATAGCAAAGGTTTAGTAAAAGTTAAACACGGATCTGAAGAAGAACCTAAACAAGCTCCTTTTAATCTATAAGATTCCCGGGGACTGGGCGGTAGCGGGAGACTTAAACCGCCCGGTTAAAATAAGATATGAACAAAGAACCTATAAATTATAGAGATTGGTTAGATTTAGGAAGGATAATTATACCCTGTTATAAGGGTATACCTAAAAAAGGAATTATAAAATATACCAATGAAAATTTTAAAATAGAGAAAGATATATGGAAAAGAGATCACGAAACAGCAGAAATAGCCTTAAGACTTGATCACGATGTTGATTTAGACATTGATAATGGATTAGTAAAAAATTTTATAAACTATTACGTTAGCGACTGTGGTGCAATTTTTGGAAGAGAGGGTAACCCATCTAGTCATTATTTTTGGTCCAACAAAAATAAAATTCCATTTAAACAATTCAGTTTACCAGATGAATTTGAAAAAGATTATAAAAACTTTGACCATGGTGCAATGATATGTGAATTAAGAACAGGAAGAGGAAGATATACAATAGTCCCAGAATCTTTACATAGTAAAGTAAAAACAAATGTTAGATGGGAAAAATATCAAGAGATAAGAGAGTACGGAGGTAATTTGTCTTTAGACGTTGGTAAAGTAGCATTATCAGCTGCTTTAACAATCATATATCCGGGCCAAGGAAAAAGAGATGAATACTGTACTGCGATCGCAGGAATACTATTAAAAAATTCAGATTGGACAGAAGAGCAAATAGATTTGTTTGTTTCTAGAATTGCAGAGGTAGCCAATGATGATATCAAAGAAAGATCAAAGAAAGGAACTACGACTTCTAAAACAGATAGAAAATTTGGTGTAAATAAAATTTCAGAGTTAACAGGATATAGTCATAGAAGCATACAAGGTTTGTTTAATTGGATTGGAATATTTCAAGAAATGACAAATCAAATTTCAAACGACATGATTGAGAAGATTGTGGAGTATGGAGCAGACAGATATTATGTATATTTAAATGTTCCAGAAAAAGACCAGATATTTAAAAGAAGAATAATAGTTAATGGAACAACCCTTATGAACCAAAAACTATTTTATGAAGCAGCGATGAGTCAAGCACGTGCTTGGCTTCCAAGACAAAAAGCAAAAGACTTTGAGACAATGATGGTTGCTAAATTTAACGCGAGAGAAAAATCAAAAGATTATGTGAAAGAGGCAGAAGAGGATTATAAATTTAAGAGAATGTTTTTAGATTATTTAGACACGAAAGGGGTTTATACAGATAAAGAACAGCTTTTTATACATAAACTTCCATACTACAATCCAAAAAACTCAACCATTGAGTTTGATTTAAATAATTTTGAAAAAGAATTAGCAAAAATTAAAGTCAACATGGCAAGAGTTGATCTCGTCATAAAAGTGCAAAACATATTAAAAGCGGAGAACTATCATGGAAAATACCAAGAAAAATCTTGTGCTTCTTGGAAAATACAAGGAGAAAAATTTGATAGCAAAAAAATAATATGGGAAGGGGAATCCGTAGTTGTAGAAAATCAAGCAGGAAAAAAAGATGAATAATAAAAAAATACCAGAGTTTGTACCGGGACCACCAGGAACTGGTAAAACTCATAAGTGGTTGAAAAATAACTACACTGAATTTTTACAAGAGTATTCGTGGGATAGAATAGTTGTTTTATCTCATACAAGAATCGCTGCAAAAGAAATTATAAAAGCTGTTAACAATTTACCAAAATTAAAAAATGTACCCGATACAAACTTGGAAGACCAGATTTGTACTATACATTCATATTTTAGAGGAGAGTATTTACCTTTACAAAAGTATGAAAAGAAAGAACATAAAGAGTTTTGTAGTGCCAATACCTCAATGAAGTTTTGGCATAGACGCAAATCATGGGAAAAGCACCCGCTGTATGAATTTAGTTCTCACGCACATGGAAAAGAGTTATCTTTTGATGCCTATTGGACAGTATGTGATCGGCACCGATATGAACCTTATAATTTGCATACTTTAAAGGAATTGAAAACAAAATATGATAAGTTTAGAGACGACCATAAAAAATTATCTTTTGAAGATATGATAGATAATTTTCTTTTCCGTGCAGAAACTCCAATTGATATAGATATTTTAATAGTAGATGAAGCTCAAGATTGTAGCAAACCTCAAATAAAAGCTTTGCAAAAAGCGGCTACATTTGCAAAAAGATTTATTTTTGTAGGTGATGCAGATCAAACTATTCATGAATATGCTGGATCAGACCCAAATTATTTTTATACATTAGCAAGCACAAAAGAGTCAAAGGCCAATGAACTTACTGAAGGCTTAAGATGTGGTAGGACTATAAATCAAATATGTAAAAAGATAATATTACCTGTTTGGAAAAAATGGGGTGTCTATGCAGAAAGAGTCTGGACTCCAGCAAAAGAAAACCCTAATGATCCTAATTCTAAAGAAATAATAGGGAAATCATATTGGATCCCTAGTTTAGATCAGTCATGTATAGCAAGTGACATTTTAATTGAAAAAATATTAAACACAGATGAAACTTTTTTGTTTACATACAGGGGAAACCCTACTCACAAAAAGATAACCGAGTTTCTTCAACAAAACGGAATTGACTACAAAGAGGTAGATTCAGAAAGTGCATACGTTGCTAGAGAATATTTTAGATGTTTTAAAACTTGGAAAACTTTTTTAACAGGTCAAGTCTCTAAACAACAAATAAGAGAATATTGGAAATTAATTGGATCAGCTGTAAAAGTTCATGGAAAAGGTGAAGTAGATAAACTTAAACCTTTAATAAATAAAGAATATAACATAGATGAACTTATAAATATGGGTTTTATATTACCCGAAGCAAAACAGTTTGAAAGATTTTCTCAAATTATAAACCATGAACAATTATCTAAAAATGGTGAGAGGGGTAGTAATCTAATAGGCAAAATACCTTACATTCAAAAAGTTTTAAAAAATAAAATGGATATAAATAAAAAACCAAGAGTTGAGCATGGCTCAATTCACAAAGTAAAAGGTTTAACTTTTGGTAATGTGATAGTTGATTTATCAGTTTATCATACAGAACGCGGAGATGAACCAATAAGATTAGCTTATACGGCTTATAGCAGAGGTAAAAATGATTGTTGGAGCATAGGCAGTTCCTCTCCCGGAAAGGTGTCTTTAGCTGGAATACAAGATAATAGAAGATACTATTTAGAATAATGACTGAAGAAGAATTTTATAGATTTATAATGAAAATGGAAGAAGAAGTGTGGGGGGGAATATGACAAAAGTTTATAAAAAACAAATAGGAGGAGCTCATTATAAAAGTATGAAGATTCAACCTGCTCAGTTTATAAATGAAAATAATTTGCCTTTTGCAGAAGGGAATGCTATTAAATATATTTGTAGGCATAGACATAAAGGAGAAGTTCAAGATTTGGAAAAAGCAAAACACTATATTGATATGATTATTGAAAGAGATTACGGTGATCACACACAACCTTTACCTCATGGTTTTACTTTAACGGAAAAGAAATAATGTGTAATACTCCAGAAGATTTGGATCTAGAAGGTATAGACACAGTAGCTATTGATATAGAAACTTATGATCCGAACTTAAAAACAAAAGGGTTGGGTGCAATAAGAAGAGATGGTTTTATAACTGGAGTTGCTGTTGCAACAGGGAAAGATACTGTTTACTTCCCTTTACATCACTCTGACGGTGTTAAATCAGATGATGAGAAGAAAAAGTTTTGGGATCAAATAAATAAAAAACTTTTGCAAAACGATAAAATTACAAAAGTATTTCATAATGCAATGTATGACGTTTGTTGGTTGAGAGTAGAAACAGGTAAGATGTTAAAAGGAAGATTAGTTGACACTATGATAGCAGCTTCTGTAATTGACGAAAATAGATTTACATATTCACTAGACTCTTTATCAAAAGACATTCTTGATGATAGAAAATATAAATATGATTTACAGGAAAAAACTTTTAAATGGTCAAATGGTATGCAAAAAGATCCAATATCTAACATGCATAAAATGCCAGCATCCATTGTAAAAGAATATGCTAAACAAGACGTTAATTTGACTTTTAGGTTATGGAAAATATTTGATAAAGAATTAGACAAAGTATTATACATTAAACCTGAAAATAATGCTAAAAAAACTTGTAGAAATATATTTGAGTTAGAAACAAGATTGTTCCCGTGTTTAGTTGACATGAAATTCAAGGGAGTGAGAATAGATGCCCAAAAATTAGAAAATTTTGGAAAGAAATTAAAGTGTAGAAGAGATAATTTATTAAACATTATAAGGAAACATACCAAAATAAAGGTGCAACTATGGGCTGCAAACTCTATAAAAGAGTTATTACATAATCAAAAAATAAAAAATTATGAGAAGACACCTAAATCTGGAATGCCAAAACTTCCAAAAGATTATTTAAAAACACATTCAAATAGATTTTTAAGAATGGTGTCAAAAGCCAGAGAAGCAGATAAAGTTGTAAATACTTTTATTGAAGGATTAAAAGGATACATACATAATGGAAGAATATATGCAGATATAAATCAAATTAGATCTGATCAAGGGGGCACCGTAACTGGTAGGTTTAGTATGTCTAACCCAAATCTACAACAGATTCCTGCAAAAGGTTATATTGGCAAAAAAATGAGAGAAGTATTTTTACCTGAAGAGGGTCATAAATGGGGTAGTTTTGACTACTCTCAACAAGAACCACGAATTGTAGTTCATTATGCAGTTAAACATAACCTATCAAAAACAAGTGAATTAAGAGATAAATTCAATAGTGATGAAGCAGATTTTCATAAAATTGTAGCTGAAATGGCACACATACCAAGGAAACAAGCTAAAATTATTAATCTTGGTTTATTCTACGGTATGGGTAAAGGTAAATTACAACAAGAACTTAATCTAGATAGGGTTCAAGCAAAAAAATTATTTGATACTTATCATCAGAAAGTTCCTTTTGTTAAAGAATTATCAGATAATCTAATGTCTTTTGCTCAAAACAAAAAATTAGTTTTCACTCTTGAAGATAGATTTTGTAGATTTGATAAATATGAAAATGTTAACAAAAAGTGGAACAATAGCGAACGTAAATTTAAAGAATGGGATCCTGAAGCTAAAGAAGTTAAAAACGAAGACGGTACAATTTCTTATCAAGGAGAATGGGTAACTCCTCGACTCTTAACCAAAGAACAAGCAGACAAAGAGTTTAAAAAATTATTTAACTTAAAGTCTAAGAAAAAAATAGAAAAACACACGGAAAAGGAAAGGAAGCAATACTTTAATAATTATTTTACTACGGCCTTTACTTATAAAGCTTTAAATAGATTGATACAGGGATCTGCTGCGGACATGACTAAAAAAGCAATGGTATTATTATATAAAAAAGGTATCTTACCTCACATTCAAATTCACGATGAATTATGCATTTCTATAACAGGTAAAGAGCAAGCTAAAAAGATAAAAGATATAATGGAAAAAGCAATTATACTTGAAATTCCCAATAAAGTAGACTATGAATCAGGACCCAATTGGGGTAATATCAAACCTGAGTAAAATTAGGAGGAAACATGGAAAAAGTGAAACAACTTTGGACATTAGCAAAAGCTAATCCCAAAATATCTGCCGCTATCGTGGTAGTAATTGTTGCCATTTATTTTTTAGCAACGTAGGAGTTTTATGTTAAATGGCTTACCTGAATGCAAACATTCCGGTGCTATATGCACAGATCCGGAGAGAATTTCTCTATGATCTTAAAGAACATCATGGAGAAGCTGAAGACTGTATCATTTTCGCGTTGGCTAGTATCACTGGTCGTCCGATTTTATTCCATGCCATTATGGAAAACGGTGCAATCTTTTACCGTTTACCCATCTCTGCATTTATCCAAAAAGACTATAATGTCAAAGAAGTTCCTAGGATGCGACTTGATGAGTTGGAGCTGTGGAATTGCTTTAGTTACTATCCTAGCGTTACTTCTTTTGACATCCTTGACGGTCAATCCGGTAAATTCATAGGAAAAGACAAGAAATGGTATCCCGGAGCCTATCTTTTTACGGTTGACTGGGCTCATCCAGAGAGTAATATTGTCGATACTGATCATTCGGAGATCCCGCAAGAACATAAGTGCGCACACATACTTGCTTTGGAGAATGGCAACTATGCAGCTCAGCCAAACAACAGATTAATCTGGAGTATCCCATCCTTTACTGTGAGAGATGAGATACCTTATGACTGGAAGACCCAAAGCAGTGAATGGAACGTGGAAGATGATCGCAAATGGAAAACAGAAGATTCGGATAGATTCTTCTATAACATAGAGGAGACCAAAAATGATTAAATGGATTAAAACAAAATTTAAAAAGTTTTGGGATTTTATAAGTAAAGATGGCTGAAGTTAAATGCAAAAACTGTGGCTGCATTTGTCACTGTTCTTTACAGGAACATTCTGATATGTATGGAGTATGTTCTTGTCAAGCCTGCGCATGTGATAAAGAGGTAGTGCAAGATGACACAAAGGAGTGTGAAACATGCCAATAGATCTAAAAAAATGTTGTGGCATGCACTCAAAAGAAAAAGAAGACAAAGGCGAGTGCTGTCAACAAAGCGATCAAGAAAACGCGGAAGCGTTAACGTACGAGAACGAAGCTAAAAGGAGCGACAATGAATAAATTATTCTTGGTGTTAGCCCTATTATTTGCCCTGAGCGCCTGCTCGGTAGGCAAAAAATGTACTTATACACAAGATGGAACGAAAATTTCATCATGGGTATGGTTTTATGGCGGCGACAAGCCAATCGATCTAGATAAAAATAACTGTAATTAATTCACTAAAAAATGATGTTGAATGATTTTTTAGATGTAATGAATTTTATATTCATTGCTAATGATATGTGGATGTTATGGACAGCCTTTATCCTGGGCGGAGCTTTTGTTTGGAAGATTAAAAAATGAGTAAAAAAGTAAGTAAAACATTTAAAATAGCTTTGTTAATAGTCTTCGTAATACTGGTTGCTGTAACCTTTATTTATGGCTAAAAGCCGAAATCCTATAGCTCGAATATTAAAATACTTTACACCTAAAAGGTTTAAAGATAAAAAGAAGTATGAGAGAAAAAAATATGTTTGGAAAAGGAAGATTCGGCGGGGGAATGATATTTAAAACAGAAGTGGTGAATGGAACATGTCCCACATGCACTTCAGCTACTATTTTTGTATCCATTTGTCCTCAGCTTTATCGTTGCACCAACTGTGGTTCAGATCTTGAGCAAAAGGTCAACGGAGTTATTCAATATATTCCAGCCCTTTCTCCAGGGGGCAAGCTCCCTGTCCTTGAAGTTATAGAAGATGGGCCGCCAAAAGCCTAAGGCTTACGGGTATCTTCATATTAAAATTACCCATCGCAAGCGTCCGGGGAGGCATGCGAA